CTGGTTTTGTTTTTTGTTGTCATTACTCTTATATATAAATTATATTTTTTACAATATAAAAAATTATTTCTTTAATAAATTAATATGTCTGAGAAAGAAATAAAGAAAATGAAAGTTGAAGTGGAACCGGGGGAGGAAGTGGAAGTGGAGGTGGAAGTTAAAACGGAGGTATTTGATATGTCTACTTATATTGATACTGTTAAAGACCTATTTGTAAAATATTATACCAACCCATATATGAGGCAACGACTTTGCTTTCATTTGACTAATATTTTGCCATCTACTCTTGAAAGCGAAGATAAAAATCATGAAAAAAGACTAGAACGCACAGCATTTTTAACAAATGAGCAACAAATTTTTATTCAGGTTTTTCTTAGCAAAAATCAATACTATCATCTTCAAAATAACGGCACATTTTATCAATATGACGGAAAGACATATAAATTAGTAACAGAAGATGATATTCAATATCAGCTTCTCTCTACTATATCAAAAGACAGAACCCTTATGGATTGGAAACATAAGACCAAAGTCAATATTATTAAACAAATCAAGGAGAGAAATATTTTTAAATCCGTTCCAGAGACTGACACTATTCAAAAAATTATTAATTTATTATGTCCAGCCATGTTTTCAACTAAAGGCCAAGTTAAATACTTTTTAACTATTATTGGCGATGGCATTTTAAAGAAACAAAATGATCTTATATTTTTAACAAAGCCCAAGACCAAAAAAATTCTAAATGAATTAGACCACATGTGTTATATTGTTACAGGTTACGCAAACATTACCGGAAATTTTGTCACCAAGTATAATGAAACATATAATTACCAAAATTGCAGATTGATTAATATTTGTGATACAATGTCAGTTGAACATTTGAGAGAAATATTCAATAAAAATGGACTAGATTTTTTGTGCGTTGCAGCACATTATTCTGAGAGATATGGTAATTCTGACCAATATCTTCTCTCTTCAGAAGAAACTGCAAACTATGCAATGTATATGAAAAACAACATACAAGCTGAAATATTTAATAAATACTGTTCCTATTCTTTTGAGGAAGTAGTTGGAGAGACGGAAATTATTAATAAAAAGTATTCTATTACTTGGAAGAATATGCATTTTATTTGGAAGTTATTTATATCCAAACATTCTTTGCCAAGTATGATTTACACTAATAATTTAAAAAAACTACTTAAAGAAAGATACCCCTACGACGAGGCAACTGATACATTCTATAAAATAACTAGTAAATACCTTCCATTTGTAAGCCACTTTATTAGATTTTGGGAAAGTACCATTAGTGTAACTACTGGAACCGACTTTGACCATGAAATTGAAGTTGATGAACTTTGTGGGTTATTTAAAAAATGGATACACGATAATGATAACATTACTTATTATGCTGGAAATACAAATGAACATGATGTTTTGAAAATATTAAATCATTATTTTCCTAATATTGAAATCATTGATAATAAATATATACTCAATGTTCAGTGCAACTTGTGGAATAAAATCGGAGATATGAACCAAGCACTAGATTCTCTCAAAAACCATTATAAAGAAATCACTTTGCTAAATGAAAATACATCCTTGTTAATTCCATTTGACGAAATTTATGCCTATTATGTGAAACACAAGCAAATAAAGTTTACCATTAGTAAACTGTATTTTGAAAAATATTTATATTTTGCACTAGCCGATTATATTCAATATGATAAATTTGTGTCTATTTCTTGGGTTTCTAGTTCTTAAATACCGCGGGGACATCCTCAGATAAAGGCATGGGGTTTAAAGGAAATCTATTTGCACCATAACCACCGCGCATCTTCTTGGACTTGGACTTGCCAATCTTGACGTAACCAAACTTTCCCTTCTTGGTTCCGTAACCAGCCCTGACAAGACGCTTCTCCTTCTTGGCCGTAACATGCTTCTTTCTTGAAACAATACGGCCATTCTTGTTCATCAAGAGATTGGACTTGGTAAGACCACCACTGGTCTTGTAAGCTGTGCCATGCACAACTTGAGCACGAGAGCCTTCTAACTTCTCAAACTTATGTCCGTGAATGAGATAGTGACCATGTGAGTTTTTCGTGTAACGAGTCATTATAAATTAAATGAAGAAAAAAATAATATTTCACTTAATTTTGCTAAAACAATTCAATCTTCTAAATATTATACGCAGCCTATAGTTAAAATCTATTTCTACTAAGAAACTTTGGTAATGGTTGTCCTTGTAAGCGCCCCAATAATGTATCTCCTTCTCCTTGATATGCCGCATTTCCAAAGACAACTTTCCCACCACGCCCATATCTTATAGCATTCACGGCTCTTTCTCTCTGTGTTGAACCAGGTATAACATCCGGATTGCTGTTTTTTACTATTTTACTATTAATTGGTGAAGGACAAAGGCAAATCTTGCAATTAGAGCTTGTTGTTGTTGTTATATTTGTTGGGATATATTTAAAATACAAGATCACTATGCCCGAACCACCCACACCACCCGGCTGGACATTAACCGGATTTCCATTTCCACCCCCTCCACCACCACCAGTGTTTGGAGTTCCCTCGTTAGGATAAGCACCTCCGCCACCACCTTGGCCACCAATCGACAATATTGGTTGTCCAGAATATGACCCACCACCTCCCCCTCCTCCATAATAATTAGAATTTAAGCCAATTGTTACAAGTGTTCCATCTATTCCATCGTCCGCGTCAAATGGGTAATACCAACCACCGTTACCACCACTTCCGCCTCCATTTATTCCAACACCACCTTTACCGTAAGATTGATCGGTTGCATTTTTTCCAACATTACCACCATTTGCTATTATATTTGAAAAACTTGATGAGTTTCCTTGTCCATGTGGATTGCCTCCTTGACCAACTATTACATTATAATTTAAATTTTCTAAAACTGAAATTGAATTATAAATAACTCCTCCACCTGCTCCTCCTCCTCCACCGTATCCATCATATGGACCAACAAAAGGACTACTTTGTCCACCTCCACCTCCTCCACCTACAACCAATGCATTAAAATCATTGTCACCACTCGTCAATGGAACTAAAAATTTTATTCCACCATTATCTAAAAAGGTAATCGTATAATAACCATTGCTATAATCTATGGTTGGCGACCCAGATGTTATTATAAATGGGACTAATGGAGTTGAAATTGTTGTTTCTACATTATCGCAGTTCTTATAATTAATGATTTGTTTAATGGGACCAGCTCTTCTTCCCGGTATTATATATTTTGAAGTATATGTAGACGCCATTTAGTTTATGTTATATTATTAACAGAAATTTGTTTTATACTATTAACTATTAACTAAAATGACAACAAATATAATTTCTATATAATTATATATAATGACTCAAAAAAGTAAAAAAATGCAATTGAAAAAAAAAAATTCTACTAAAAGAGCAAACAAATCAAATGCTTTAGTTAAAACTAAGAAAACAAAGTCTAACGTTGAAATTGGGCTTAAGGCATTTGAAGCAAAGTTTGAAAAAACATTGTCTAAGGATTTAGTTAAATCTAACGAAAAAATTAAAAATGAATTTGTTAGAAAACTTTTATCCAATTTCTCTCCAGCACATCTTAAGCCTAATCAAGATTTTTATGATTACATCAATTACAAATGGCTTCAAAAGGACTATTTGTCTGCGGAACAAAAATACATTGTCCAAGTTGATGACTTTAGATTAACTCAAGATCGCGTTTATAGACAATTAAATGACCTTATATTGAAATACATTAAAACACATAATGACAAGTTAGCCAAAAATCTTAAAAACTTTTATTACTCCGTCATTAAGATGAATGACAAGCAACACAGCAGACGCATTGCAAAGGAGACCGTTAAAAAAATAGACGATTTAAGAAAGAACAAGGGCAATGTCTGGAAAATGCTCGCATACTCTAATAAAGATGAGGTTGTTAAACCCAGAGCCCCTTTTGTTTGGTCTGTTAATCCTGACAACAAACATTCCACAATAAATAGATGCTATCTTGATTCTCATGTTTTCTCCATGGTTGATTTTAACATTTACTTTGATGATGGAACTGACATTGAATATAAGAGAAAATTCAGAAGCAAGTTTAGAGCCTTCTGCAAGAAGTTGTTTGATACAGTTCTTGGCCCCAACGATTTGAACCCAAGTGATGTGTTTGATGTTGAAATGGAAATGATGAACGCCCTTGTCTGCACTGAAGCTACAACTAGCACGGAAACTTATAATAAAGTTGGTGCTGAAGAAGCCGAAGAGAAATACGGATTTAACTGGAAAGAATTCACAAAGGAACTTGGATACAAACACACTCCTGAGTTTTTTATTACATCTAACCCTAATTACTTAAAGTGTGGAACCAAGCTCTTGGTTGATAACTGGGACTCCAAAAAATGGAGAACATATTGGATTTATATTTTCTTAGTAAAAATTGCAAGAATGACCTCTGATTGGGAAGCTGTTAACTTTGACTTTTTTGGAAGCTTTGAACGCGGCCAAGAAGCAATTAACAAGAGTGACGCTGTAAGTGCCGCTTTATACTTGTCTGTTCCTTTCAACACTTTTTTAACCAACGAGTATGTCGCAAATTATGAAACCCCTCAAAATGTGAAATATGTTGAGACCATGTGTAACGACTTGAAGGTTGTTTTTACTAGAATTATGAAACGCAACAGCTGGTTGTCTCCTTCAACAAAAAAATACGCCCTCAATAAATTACAACACATGAAATTCGTCATTGCCAAACCCGAACAATTGAGAGAAGATCCTTTACTTAATTATGGTACAAGTCTTATTGAAAATATGGATAAGATTCATGCGTGGAGACATGCACAATATGTAGAATTGGATGGAAAACCGGTTGTTGACATCCCTATTATGGATTGGACTCAATACCCAGTTAAGATGGTTGGAACTCAAGCTTATGTAGTCAATGCTTCTTACACACCTTCTAAGAATAGCATCTATATTAACTTGGGTTACATTCAAAAACCATTTGTTGACTTGGATGAACGCGGTATTGAGTACAACTTGGCTCACCTTGGCTTCACAATTGGCCACGAAATGGGTCACGGATTTGATGACTGGGGAAGCCAATACGATGAACAAGGCAACTTGCACAGTTGGTGGACTGATCACGACAAAAAGGCGTTCAAGAAAATTCAGGAAGATGTTATTAAACAATATGAAGAGTTTGCCGCACGTGATAAAATCAAGTTTGACGCCTCCATCGGTGTAGGCGAGGATTTGGCCGACATTGCCGGCTTGGCCATTTGCGATGAGTACTTGCGTGATTACCAGAATAATAATGAAGATATTGTTCCTATTCAGACATTATCATTTGAGGCATTTTACACTTACTTTGCCATTCAACAAAGACAGCAAGTTGGCAAAAAGGCATTGGCCGCTCAACTTAAAACCAATCCTCACCCTCTTGATAAATACCGTTGCAATATTCCTTTATCTCGTTCTCAAATTTTCCGAGCTTTATATAATGTTAAGAAGGGAGACGGAATGTGGTGGCACAATACTGAAACTGTTTGGTAATAATCTCTTATTTTTGTTAATTCGTTAATTATAATATATAGTTTTGTTAATTTAATATATTATAATGAATATACAATTGTTTGTGTGTTTTCATAAAAAAATTTTTTCTAATATTTATAAAATAAGTCCAGAAGAAAAAGAAAAATATTTAACGTTTTATGGCGTTGATAATAAAGATTTAGAAATAAATAAAAATGTAATTTATGAATATGAACTTGCACACTACAATCCAATGTTACAAAAAAACGTTTATAATGAAGGAAGTTGCATATATCACGTTTATAAAAATAATTTATATAATAATTATGATTATATCGGGTTTTGTCAATATGACATGATTTTTTCAGAAAATTTTTTTAAAAATATTGAATCTAAAATTTTAAATAATACTAATACTATATTCTATTTATGTTTTTCTAACAACCAAATTTCGGGAGGTATAAACGTAATTATTAAAGACTATCATAATATTCCAGCAGGATTAAAAAATTATAATAACTTTTTTAATAAAAATTATACATTTGAAAATTTGATTACAAATAAAATGAATGTTGCTAACACTTTTTTAATTCCTAAAAAAATGTATGAAAAAATGATGTCTTGGTTAATTAATTATTTTAAAGATGATGTAAATAAAATATATAAAACCGATGATTATGATTTTAATCCAGGACATGTGATAGAAGCATTAACTGGTATGTTCTTATCGTTAGAAATAAATGAAGGAGCAGTATATGAAAAACTAGATTTGACACATAATCACGATTATAAAGTTTAAAATAAAAATTGAAACTAAATAAACACAAAATAATAGAGTAACATAGATAACATGGCGACCAAAGAAGCAAATCTTGCAAATAAATATCAGCAGAAGACTGATAAGCAACACATTATTGATAATCCTGATACTTATATCGGGTCAGTTGAGAATGTTGATGCTTTTGTTTGGCTGCTCAACGAAGCTGGAGAACGCATTGTTGAAAAGAATATTGTTCTTGTTCCTGGACTTTTCAAACTCTTTGATGAGGGAATTGTGAATTGCAGAGATCACGCAATTCGCATGCAACAAGCTATCAAAAATGGCGTTGCAAACTCACTCCCAGTCACAAGCATTGATATTGCAGTTCAAGATGATGGAACAATTGTTATGATTAATGATGGAAATGGAATTGATGTGGCCGAGCATCCTGAGTATAAGGTTTGGATTCCTGAGCTCATTTTTGGTCATCTTCGCACATCTACTAATTATGACAAGACGGAAAAGAAAATTGTTGGTGGTAAGAATGGGTTTGGTTTCAAGCTCGTTCTTATCTGGTCAACTCATGGTTCTATTGAGACTGTTGACCATGTACGCGGACTAAAATATACTCAGGAGTTCCGAGACAACTTGGATGTTATTGGAAAGCCTGTTATTACAAAGTGCAAGTCTAAGCCTTATACTAAGATTACCTTCAAGCCTGATTACAAGCGTCTTGGAATCTCAGGATTGTCCGCCGACTTGGTCTCGCTTTTCAAGAAGCGAGTCTATGATGTAGCGGCTGTAACTGACAAGTCTGTAAAAGTCAAGTATAATTCGCAGATTATTCCAGTCAAAAATTTTCAGCAGTATATTGATATGTACATTGGCCCCAAGGACGCAGCTCCTCGTGTTTATGAGGGTGATTCTGATGAACGCTGGGAATATGCAGTCGCACTTTCACCAAGTCATGAATTCTCACAAGTGAGCTTTGTAAACGGAATCCACACTGCCAAGGGCGGAAAGCATGTTGAATATATTCTCGGTCAAATCACAAGAAAACTTGTTGCATTTATTGAGAAGAAAAAGAAGATTGCAGTAAATGCAAATAGCATAAAGGAACAATTAATTTTGTTCTTGCGTTGCGACATTGAGAATCCTGCGTTTGATAGTCAGACTAAGGATTTCATGAACACTCCGAGTGCAAAGTTTGGGTCTACCTGCACAGTCAGTGACAAGTTTATTGAAAAGGTTGCAAAGATGGGCGTCATGGATGCAGCATGTGCAATTACTGAAGTGAAGGAAAATAAAGCTGCGAAAAAGACTGATGGTACCAAGACCAAGAATATTCGTGGCATTCCTAAGCTTATTGATGCAAACTGGGCCGGTACAGAAAAATCGGCTCAATGCATGATCATCTTTTGCGAGGGAGATTCAGCCAAGGCAGGAATTGTTTCTGGTTTGTCTTCTGAGGATAGAAACACCATTGGCGTTTATCCCATGAAGGGTAAAATTCTCAATGTTCGTGGCGAGCAAGTCAAGAAAATCGCAGAGAATAAAGAGATTGCTGAGATTAAAAAGATTCTTGGTCTAGAAACCGGTAAACAATATAATAGTTTGGCGGACATTTCAAAGAGTCTGCGATATGGAAAGGTCTTGTTCATGACTGATCAGGATTTGGATGGTAGTCACATCAAGGGCCTTGGTATCAACTTGTTTCAATCTGAGTGGCCAAGTCTGGCACAAATTCCTGGTTTTATTGGGTTCATGAACACTCCAATCTTAAAGGCCAAAAAGGGATCTCAGGAACTTGTCTTCTACAATGAGGGCGAGTATGAGACTTGGAAACAAGCAAATGAGGGTGGCAAGGGATGGAAGGTTAAGTATTACAAGGGTTTGGGAACAAGTACTGGAAAAGAATTCCGTGAATATTTTGAGAAGAAGAAAATTGTTGGTTTTGCTCATAGCGGTAAGCCTTGTGATGATGCAATTGACATGGTATTCAACAAGAAACGTGCAGATGACAGAAAAGACTGGTTGGAAGAGTATGACCGCGAAAGCTATCTTGACACCAATCAGGAAGCAGTCGGTTATGATGAGTTTATTAACAAGGAGCTCATTCACTTTTCCAAGTATGATTGTGATAGAAGCATTCCAAACTTGATGGATGGTCTTAAGATTTCGTTGCGAAAGATTCTGTTTGCTGCATTTAAGAAGAACTTGACGACGGAAATCAAGGTTGCTCAGTTTTCGGGTTATGTATCTGAGCACTCGGGATATCATCATGGCGAAGCGTCGTTGAACGGTGCTATTGTAAACATGGCACAAAATTTTGTTGGAAGTAACAATATCAACTTGTTCACTCCTAATGGACAATTTGGTACTCGGTTGCAAGGTGGCAAAGATAGTGCATCTGAAAGATACATCTTTACTCAGTTATCAAAGATTACGAGGACATTATTTCCTGACATGGATGACAAGATTCTTAAGTATTTGAATGATGATGGATTTCCAGTGGAGCCATTGTTCTATGCACCCATCATTCCAATGGTTCTTGTCAATGGTTCAAAGGGCATTGGAACTGGTTTTAGTACTGAGATTCTATGTTATAATCCTTTGGAAATTATTGCTTATCTAAAGAACAAGTTGACTGGAAGTTCAAATGCTCATCATGACTTTGTTCCTTATTACGAAGGTTTTACTGGATCTATTTCAAAGATTTCCGACGGTAAGTTCCTTGTAAGGGGAAAATATGAGAAACTTGGTACAGATAAGATTCGTGTTACTGAGTTGCCCGTTGGTGTTTGGACAGATGATTTCAAGGAGTATCTTGAGTCTCTTGCAGACACTGTTGACAAGACTGGCAAAAAGGTTGTTCCACTTGTAAAAGACTATGATGATATGAGTAAGGACACAACAGTTGATTTTGTCATTACTCTGCAAAAAGGTAAGTTGGATGAACTGGAAGCCACAAGCTTGGATAATGGTTGTAATGGACTTGAGAAGCAATTCAAGCTTTTCACAACTTGTACTACAACCAACATGCACTTGTTTGACGCAAATGACAAATTGAAAAAGTACGCAAAGGTCAGTGATATTATTGATGATTACTTTGACACGCGTTTGAAGTTGTATCAGACTAGAAAAGATTACATGATTGATGCATTGACGCGTGAATTGGTATTGCTTTCCAACAAGAGCAAGTACATCCAAGAGAACTTGGATGGAACCATTGACCTTAGACGCAAGAAACGCGAGGAAGTGAATCAATTGCTTCTTAAGAAAAAGTATGATGTAATTGACGAGGATATTGATTTCAAGTATTTGGTAAAATTGCCGATGGATAGTGTAACTGAGGAGAATGTTGCCAAGCTTCTTAAGGAGCACGGAGACAAGGCTGCAGAGTTGGAAGTTGTAAAGGCAAAGACAATTCAGCAAATGTGGTCCGAGGAACTAGATGCATTGGTTGTAGATTATGCAAAGTATAAGGAGGATCGCGAACGCAGTATTTCAGGAACTGGCAAGAAGTCTGGTACAAAGGTTGTCAAGAAGGCCAAGTTGGTTGTTGCAATCTAAAGTCGGAGTTTATATCTTTTAGTTCTTCTCTTCTTAGATAAAAAATTTTTTATATCTAAGAAGAGAAGAAGTTCATTCATCTTGAACATCTTATTTTACTATATTTTTTACTTTTTAGAAAGAGAATGAAGAGAGAAAAAGTTATTGAATGCGTAAATTTTTATTAAATAAATAAATAAATAATTTTATTTTATATAATTATATTATAATGGACCAAGATTTAATGCCTGAATTGAACCTTTCACCAAGAGGACAACCACAAATTCAAAAAAATGTAAATATTTTGCAAGCAGAAATTGAAAAAATTAAACACCCAAAAAAAGATAGGGAAATTATAACAAATCTTAAAAATATATATGATGCAAATATAACAAATAATGCTAATGCTCAAAATACTGGATGTTTGGAAATGCTTGGATCATTGCAAAACTATTTGAACAATGCTTATAAATATATAAAAAAAAACAACTTTACTAAAGAAAATTATTATTTAAATAATGGTGAACAACCAGTTGCAATTGTAATGGTTGGTACGCCCGCTGCCGGTAAATCAACCTGTTTAAATGCGTTAAAAACTGAACTTCCAAATAACTTTTTATCAGAAAAAAGAAAAAAAAATATGTCAATCGTTAATGCTGACGGAGTAATGGAAGCAATTTATAATATTCCTGAAAATTTAGATGAACTACCACGTCCGTGTCGTGGTTTATCAAATGGCGTGAACGATTTTTGTTTTAAGTTGGCCAAACGTTATAAAAGAGATATTGTATATGACGCAACTGGCAAAGACTATTATCCTCATGTTGGAAAAATAAATGAATTACACGAGGCTGGTTATAAAATTGTTTTATGCATTGTAATGATAGATAGACAGACTATCCTAAATAGAGTAAGAGAAAGAAATAGACAAATACAAGAAGCTGTTGCCAGGGGACAACCAGCGAGAGATCAAACTCCAACAAATTTTGTTTCTGGAGTTTATGATGATATTTTGACTGTAATTGAACAATATATGCTAATACCAAAAAATATTATTAATTTAATTTACGTTTATGATAACTCTGAGAATGCCTTATTAATTATCAAAAGGGATGAAAATGGAGCATATAATTGTCCTGCACAAGATAACCCCGTTGAAAATAGTAAAATTCTAGCATGGTTTCATGACATTAATGTATGCAGACCTCCTCCTAGACGCGCAGATAGACTTCGGGGAGTTCTTGGACAACCATTTCCACCAACCGGTATAGTTCCTGGACAACGAGGTGGAAAATCTTCTAAAAAATATAAAAACAGAAAAACTAAAAATAGAAAAACTAAAAATAGAAAAACAAAAAAATTAAAAAAGTAATATTTAAACTAAATTTTTATTAATAACTTTAGTTTAAAACCAAGGCTTCAATTCTAATTGTTTGTCGTTGTTCTGTGACATTACTGGTGGGTCCATGGGTTTATACATAGTGCTAGCATCTTCCAAATATTTATGATAACCAATTGCCTCTGAATATACTTGATGTATGCAATAATCCCAAACAATTTTGTTTAATTGTTCCACTTGTTGTTGAACACTTGTGGGTTGATTTGCAGCATGCTGCAAAAATACACTTCTCATTATTATTTTAAGAGTGTCACCGTCTTGGTCACTAATAACATACTGTCCATTTGACTTTCTATAAACACCAGCTCTTATACCATTTTGAATGATGCGAATGTTTTGTTGAGAGAAAAAGGTTTTGGATAAATCAGTATTATCCCACAACCCTTCAGTTGGATTCCTAAAAGTCGCACATTGATTCACTGGTATTTTATCATACATTTGAAACAAATCCGTCGTTTTAGGCCCATTTATATCTACTCTTCCATTTGATGGTTTGCAATTCATTATAATACTCTATTATAAGAAAATATTATATCCTATTATTTTATACATATGAACTTTCAATCTACAGTTTTATTAATTGCCATTTTATTACTTATTGTATGCCTAATTCTTATTGGCATCGCTTTAGCAAAATCCAAAAATATCCAACAATGGCCACCAATTGTTGGCAATTGCCCCGATTATTGGGTAGATATGTCTAATAATGGTGCTCAGTGCGTAAATATACAAAATTTAGGAACTTGCAATTCTGGGGTCCCAACCGGAAGACACTTGCAAATGGACTTTACGGTTGCCCCTTACGTTGGTCAAAATGCCGCCTGTTCAAAATATAAATGGGCTAGTGGATGCGGTTTAACATGGGATGGCATTACTTCTGGTGTGGCAAACCCTTGTGATGCATCTGGAAATTCACCCTAATAACATTAAAATGCTATTCAAAATTATACAATAAATATAATTCCTATAATTATTGTATAATGACAACTGAGTCTATTGATTTATTACGTATAAAACTTCTACCACTAGAATTAGAAGACATTATTAAATCTTACTTACCAATAAGTGTCCTTTTAACTTTAAATAAACAATACTATGTTAAATATCATAAATTCATAAAACAACTCATTACCAAATCACATTACGATAATTACATAAGAGATACACTTCGCAGAGACAACGACTTTGTCTTTAGTTTTTTACTAAATGAAAATAAAAAAATATGGTTAAATATTCGCAAATATAAATACTCCAACATGAATTATGGTAACTATTTCTGTTTTATTGACAAGTTTTGCGTTGATAACGAGTCAACAAAGTGCCGAAATTTACTGAAAGACTTTTTAAATAAAACTGGTTTGAGTAAAAATCAGCATAAAAAGAATACTATTACAAATATAATATGGACCAATTAAACATCAATGAGGTTCTCAATAGACAACAAGACGCTTTTAAAATGAAAGAAACTCTTAAAGATTTTGAATTAAATAAACACAATTGTTTGTTTAAAAAAGGAATTTATGTTTATGGAGAACCCGGAACTGGAAAAACTACATTTGTCATGGAGTTGTTAAAAGAAATGAATTATGATGTTGTTCGTTACGATGCTGGAGACATTCGCAACAAATCTATAATTGACACCATCACTAAGCACAACATGTCTGATAAAAATATTATGAGTATGTTTCATAAAAATGTTAAGAAGATTGCCATTGTCATGGATGAAATAGATGGAATGAATAACGGTGACAAGGGTGGAATTAATACACTTATTAAATTAATAAGACCAAAAAAAACTAAGAAACAAAAACTAGAAGAAGTTACTTTAAATCCAATTATTTGTATTGGAAATTATCACATTGATAAAAAAATTAAGGAACTTATGAAGGTGTGTACAACAATTGAATTGAAAACTCCTTCTCCTCCTCAAATAACAACAATTATTAAAAAACTTATGCCCTCTATGGAAGAACCATTGCAACAAAATGTTGTTCATTTTGTTCAGTCCGATTTAAGAAAGTTGCAATCCATTTTTAATATTTATCAAAATAAAAATAGCATTCTGAAGAATGATATTATTCACAGCATGTTTCAAGTTAAGACATATAACGATGATACTAAAAAAATAACACAAAAATTAATTAATAATAATTATCACATTAACGATCATTTATCAGTTATGAATGAAACCGATAGAACAATTGTTGGTTTACTTTGGCATGAAAATATTATTGACGTTTTAGGAAAAATGAAACCCAACTTGTCCATTCCAGTCTACCTCAAATTACTGAACAATATGTGTTTTGCTGATTATATTGACAGAATAACGTTTCAGAAACAAATCTGGCAATTCAACGAAATGAGCTCCATTATTAAAACATTCAAAAATAATAAATTATATCACGACTCATTTAAAAAAAAACCAAAATATAACCCACTAGAAGTAAGATTTACAAAAGTATTGACAAAATACTCAACTGAATACAACAATTCACTATTTATTCAAAATTTGTGTCAAGAACTTGGAATGGATAAAAAGGATGTATTTTCTTTTTTCTTAGATTTAAAAAATAAACATGATGATAATGAAATTTTCGGATTATTTGAGAATTATGAAATAACAAAATTGGATATTAACCGAATTTATAGATATATTGATAAATTTACAAAGATTGATGCTGAAGATGGCGATGAAGTTGCTGGCGGTGGACCTGACTCGGACATTGATGCTGATTAAGAATTATAATATAGTTTCATCCCAATCTTTATACAATCCCCCGCTAGATAAATCAATCGCATATTTTGATTTATTATTATACCCTTCATAAATCTCCAAATGCTGTAGTTTTTCTATATTTGATAAAGTTGGGTTTGTTAATTTTTTCAGGAGTTTTAATTTATAAAAATAACTATTAAACCTATATATATCCTCCAGCGTGACTGTCTCGTGTGCAATTGGAACCATTGTATTATTATTTATGGAAAATGATTCATTTGCCGTAAAATATCTATGATCGCAACCATCAGTATTTTTATCCAATCTTCCATTTAATACTGTTCTATGAAAAAATTTACTTGAAACAAAAGAAATAATCAATAAGTTGAATCTCATCTTATTGATTTATGATAAAAAAATTTTATACTGTTTGAATTTTATATTTTTTATATTAAATGGCTAACTTGGGTCTAACGCACAACAACATTCATGCGTGGCTTCTTCTCATCCTCGGCAAGGACTCGTGCCAAACGCTGCCTCAAAGCAACCTTGTTCTTGATGGATTGTTCAATCGTTCCACCCAAGTGCTTCTCAAATTGCTCAGCAGAATCATAGAACAGCATTGGAATCTCAATGCCGAACTCGCCTGTACACAACCTGGCCTTGAAATAAATGTCCTCATTCTTTGACCCAACCTTGTGTCCATAATACTTTTCTCCGGTAACGGCATTCCTGATTGTTGTTCCAACATCACCGCTGCCAAAGATGAGAAGCTTCTTCTTCTTCCCATCTGGGGCCCGATACTTGCGGATAAAGCACAACTTGTCGTCCTTGTGCATATCAGCCATTGCCTCATTCACCCTGTTCCTATTGTAAGAGTGGACCGACATGTCATCGGCCTCACTGAGGAACTCTTGCTCATACTCGTACTTGCTCATTGCTCCGGGGTTTTGCTTTTGATACTAATTAATTTGGATTATCTCTAAATCAATTTTTTTTCAAACACTTAAATAAAATAAAATTAAAATAAAAATAAAATAATCAAAAACTTATATACTATTTACATCAGTTATTACCATTGATTTTTCTCTCATTTCGGTTTTTTCCTTTATTGATTTTTTTATTATTTCATTAATTTTCTTTTCCAAGTATACCACTTTTGTTCTTAACTCGCTATTTTCTTGAATTATAGTTTGCAACATTTGGCTTTGGTCCGACAACTTTTTCTCATAAGATGCGACCAAGTCTATTTGGCTTGAACTTAACAATGGCCCTTGTCTTTGTAGCATTTGTTGCTCTTGATGTTGTTTAATAAGAGCTTCTCTCTTTTTTTTCATTTCTTCCATCTGTTCAAACACCTCAGGTTTATGTATGGGTCTTCCTGGTTCATAATTATTCAACAACCCATCTATTGTTTCCATAAAAAAAGTTTTAATATCTGATTCTTTTACAAAGTCGTCCACTGTTTTTTCCGATAAAGTAACAAATGGGCTTGGTGTCTCTAATAAAGTTTTTTTATCAAAAGAATTGTGAATATGAGAGAAAACCAAAATACTCTTCATAGAATCTAATTGAACAAAAGGTATTGTGTAGCCTTTCAAAAACGCCTTTTCTTCCGCAAGAGCTGCATTATCATCATAACGCGTTTGTTTTAATAGTTCTCTCCTGAATGCAAATGTAGCTGCAGTGGAATGATTTGGCCCATAAGGTCCACATTTATACATCTTATGAATATGTTTAAAATAAATATACATCTCACTAGAACCAGCACAAAGAGCGTTTGGGTTCTTTTGCAAAATTTCTACTGCATGAGACACTCTATCCGGCGGATAATAATCATCATCGTCCATATAAACAATTATGTCACCTTTTGCTTTTTCGTGCATTAAATTTCGTTTCTTTCCCAAATTCATTTTTTTATCATATTTAAAATATTTAACTTGAGGTATATCCTTAACAATGTCTTCAATCTTATCTGTGCCATCATCAATAATAATCCATTCCATTCTATCTTTTGGATAATCTTGATTTTCAAAACATTTTATAATTACAGGATAAAATGGCCTCCGATTAAATGTTGGTGTGCAAATACTAACAAATGGCAATAATTGTTGTTTATTCTCTCCGTTTTTACTTTTTTCCCCCATTGAATAAATAATAAATATAATATAACATACAGTCTGTTTTTATATTATATTATTGTTGTTTGTTTATTTTTTTGTGCGTTTTGCCCCACCAAACAATTTTTCTATTTTTTCAATCATAGATGGTTCTCTCTCAGCAACTGCTATTGGAATGCATATTTTTTCAGCCTGAACAAAGTCTCCTAGTCCAAAAGATGAATGATCCGTAGCTTTTGGTGTATACTGGTGATATACTGATGAAAAAAAGTACAATATAATGCAAGCTACGACTGCAACAAATGCGGCATATCCACCAAAATTATTACTTGCAGATGATATTATGTACAATGATAAAAGAATCATAATTATATTTAATTTAAATTTTAATACATTTTTTATGGTTTCTCCGAGGCCATATGATTTTCCAGTTTGTTTATTTTTTGACTTCATAAAAAGTGGGAATACCATGCAAAATAAAGATATTAAACCCGCCACAATAGGAATTATAATACCTAATCCAACTGTAAAAAATAATATACAGAAGATAAAAATATATAAGAGGGCCCATCCCCAATTTAATAATCCCCACATTTCTCCATCTTTCCAAACGGTTTCAGTTTTGGATTCACCTTTTTCACTGAACAATAAATAAATATTGTAAAACCACAAAATGATAAAATAAATTGTATTAATTAAACTGGTTAAAATTCCAGTAAAGAACATAATGTATGGCGACAATAATATTATCCAAGTTTCAGTTAACATGGAATTCATAAAATTATTAATATTATTAGTAATCGTAAAATTGCAAACGATTAATTGTTGTAATGTTGTTGCAATGTATAACTTGTATACATTAGAATTAGGTTGGTTTATCCACTTGTGCAATATTCCTAGAGTATTATTTATAGTCTTAAAATTTTCTTCTAATGGGAATTCTATTTTAGTTGACCAAACCCCTTTATCAGTTTTAACAATATTTATATCAATTGGGATTTCTTTAATGGGTGGAACTACATCTGTATATGGAGCAAATGAAGAGCAAGTTGGTAAAATATTAGTTTGAGCTACTCTGTAAGAATATAGACCCAAAGACCCGATTAAAATAAGAATACCAAATACAATTAACTGATATAAAATGCCAAGGAAGAAATTTAATAAATCTTGTTTTGGGTCAGGTGTTTGTTGTTTTTTCTTATCGTCTATCGTTGAGGTATCTGACATACTATAATAAAATGATATAAAAATTTATTTAATAAATTGCTAAAAAGGGTGTTTAATTTTGAAAGTGTACAAATTATTATCTAATTTAAGTATATAGCTAATTATGGATAAAAAAAATTTATTATTTTGGTCATTCGTAGTATTACTATTATTTATAGGTGTAGTTCAATGGGGCGATTATTTAATAAATAGTGGCTACATTGTTGAACACTTCTCAAACAATCTTGATATTGATACTGGTAGTCCATCAACAAATCATACCGTTAATTTGCCATTGACGGATAAACTTAGCTGTCAAAATATGTGCGGTCCAAATAATCGTTGTTCTTTAACTGGAGAACAATGTAGTGCAGACGTTGATTGTTTTGGGTGTAATCCTGAGACTAAAAGATTTGTACATGCAGAGAGAACGCTGGATGAGTTGGATATTCGTGGACAAAATGATGCCGGAAAATTAACAACGGGAGAAACTCCTACATATTCTGTTTTAACTACTGACATTGGAACAAAAGCTAGATTAATTAATAAACCTGAAGCGGATTCGCCTCAGTATTTTCAAGGAGTAAATACTTGGAAAGAAACATTTGATGAACAAATGGAATTGTATGACAAAAGATATACACCAACTGCATCATATTTTACGCCAAATTATCCTTCAAGAAAAACATTATCTGGAGAATTTACGGATAATGGGCCATTGGCTTCAAATGCGTTCTTATAAAATATAACTAATGAATCAATAATTAGTTATATTACTTTGATTTTGATATTTCCGCCTTATCAATGACAGATTCTTTTGCTACATTTCTGATGATTTTATTGTAATGCTGTTCATCTTCTTCTTTTGTGGAGCCTCCCATTGAATGTATTACGATTTGGTGATAGTCCATGTGTCTTTGAGAATCATAATCATCTGATTCTGGATTTTTTGCTCTCCATTCATTGATTTGCTTGAAATTCTTAGCTGCAATGTATTTGATGGCTGTTTTCATTTTATTCTTTTCATCATTGTCTTTTTCCCAAGAGTCTTTATCCTTAACATATAACACTTCTCTCTTTAAATCGCTGCAATGAACCGGGCGTTTAAACACATCAAGTGCTTTGAGGCCTCTAATAAAAAGTTTTGAAATTCCTTCAGTGTATCCAACGCGACCAACCATATCCAAATCAGTTGTGTTTAACTGAAGTTGATTAATGAAATCCATAATATTGAGGGCGTCTTTGCACTGTTCATTTAAGAAGAATTGCAAGTTGAAGTTGTTGGTGTTGTTATTATTTGTAGTGTTATTATTATTAATAACTGTATTTTTCTCTTTACACAATTCAATTATTTGTTTTTGTAGTTCGTTGTTGCTTTTAAGTAATTCCATAATAAGTTTTTTATCTGAAACCTCTTCTGAATCTGTTTTTAATTCTATCTTTTCTTGGGTTATTTTACTATTGTCTATTTTATTGCAAATCTTCTTGTGTTTAGATAAACCTTGGCTATATTTATACTTTTTACCGCACAAGCATGTGTGATGTAATTCGGTGACGTCATTGTATCCATCAGGTATCTGTTTAGTATTTTTGTGTTTATCGGTTGATATATGTCTCTTCCAATCTCCCAATTTACAGCATCCAAAGTAACAACTTTCACAATAAAATTTTGGGATGTTTTTTGATGTATTTTGTGTATCCAAAGTATCCATATAAATGGATACAGAAAAAACTCCTAAACCCTTTTCCCAAAAAATACTAAAAAATTATGCTAACAGTTTTTTCGTTATTTTTTTTGAATTGTTAGCATTCTGGTCTAAAATCACTTTTGGGAAATTTTGAGTTTGGTAAAACCCCTGGGTTTTGAGAAATTGGACATTTTTTTTGTCCATTTTTGGATTTCTCGAACACTTTCATGAAACAAGAAAATCCCAAAAATAGATATTATCCTTAAAGTAACTTAAAGAAACGGGTCCACAGGCTTTAAGTTGTTTTGGCAAAATATATATTATTCTTTCGGAAAAAATATATAATTAATATATGGAGAATAATTCTGAACCGTTAATGGGGTCTATTACTTTAGTAAAAGATGCTAATATTACTAATGCTTTAATTGCAGATAATAACATAGACAGACAAATAGATGTTGATGGAAAAACATATAATTTAGTGCAAATTATTGAAATTAATGGTGAGTTAAATGAAAAAGTTATTCACGGTGGTATGATGGGGAGAGGTGGACCAGGAAGAGGTGGACCACCAGGACCACCACCAGGACCACCAGCACCAGGACCATTTAGTGCACCGCCGACCCGGCCACCGCGTACTCCTCAACCACCACCATCTTCTGTGGAAGTTTATGGCGAATTTTGGAATATTATTAATGCAATTATTGTTAGTATTAGAGATTATAATAATATACGGGATAGAAGGGGAGTATTAAACTTAGCTGAGCGAGGTAGGAATAGGAATATTAATGATTTAACTAGGAATTATGAGGTGGAAATTCAACGTTTAACTGGTAATAATAATACTGCAGTTCAAGTTCGCAAAACTCGTGCAGGTGAAACTATGATTAATGTATATCAATATACTCCTTCCACTGGGCAATTTATAAACACATCACACCATAGTTTTCACACACTGCAGCCACCGACGCGGAAGAACCCGTGGATGGGTCAGTCTACACACCCATTTGGTGACGAATCGGGTCCACATCACACCAAAATAGACTTTATTGCTGGTGGTGGTGGTGGTGGTCCTCCTGCTAGGGACCCACAATATGTAGTTCCTCTTGTTTGGCATTTAAATTATGATATAAATAATTTTCCTGGTCACCCACTTTTCTTTTCTGTTAGTCAACTTATAAGAGGTGGAAATGAAGCTGTTGCTAATAGTCCTGAAAACTTAGCTTTTGTAGAAGCTTTAAATGAAACTTTGAGGACACAGCATAGTTTTACAGTTGTTAATTTTGTTGCTTTAACTATTCCTGGTGTTGGCAGCGCTACCAGCGGAGGTATGCTTAGCAGACTTATTACAAATTATCAAGAAGAAGCGAGACGATGGGAGGACGCCAGAGCTGCTGCAGAAGAGGCAGCCAGAGCTGCAGAAGATGCAGCCAGAGCTGCAGAAGGAAAAGGAACACGAGGAGGAAAATCATTAAGAAAAAAAACAAAAAAAACCAGAAAAACAAGAAGAACCAAAAAAACAAAGAAAACAAGAAAACACAAAAGACAATAAATTTTATATTATACACTAAATAATAGCATAATATAAGATAAAATATATATTTTATGTAGCATACATGAGACCACAATTACCACCAACAAAGGTTATCATGTTTATTCTCTCTTCAAACACAGTTAAGTCAAAATTATAATTGTAAATTCTCCAAGTTGGTTTGTTAATACCAATAATATTCTTACTTGCGGGGTCGCAAATTGCCAAAGATTGTGCATAAGGATCCACCGTTGGAATAATAGTTGTAAATTCCAATTCAATAGTTGTAAAACGACTCATATTTATTGCACCAGAAGGTTGCGTGTCTATCGGTGAATTTGTCATACCAAAACTATAAAAATAAACACCATCCGCCAAATTGCTTCCTGTTCTTAACCACTTTTCAATATAGTTAAAGACACCATTTGGTTGATCATTTTCTCTATAAGAACCATCCAATAGAATTCCCATTGCGGTTAATATAGTGCTCTGATTCTCCAAATTGAAATCACCAGTAACATACCAACCAGTCAAGTCACCATTTGCATTTACACCTGGACCAATATTTGTAGTCGTTGTTGTTCCGTCAGGATTTACGCGAGTAATAGGAAAGAATCCGCTCGTTGGAGCTGGTGTAATATCGTAAGGCAAATAGTTATAAGGCCAATTAGAATAATTGGACCATTCATTGCGTAAATTTACATCGCTTCTTTGGAAATAAAACATATAATTAGAAACCATTCCCAATGAATCTAATTGCACTTTATTTGTGCCAGTGACATTGTAAAATTTTTGCTGTCTTACTTGTTTGAATAAATATTTTTGTTCTTGAAGAGCAAATAATCTGGACTCTTCATTAGAGAGAAAACAATAAGTACAATTTAAATGGATGTCCGCGTTCCAAAGTGTACGAGTATCTGTATAGTCTTCTATTGCTAATGCGACAGATGGCGGTGTCTGCAAAAATCTGTAAAATTGCATATACCATTGATTAAAATTGGGAGCAACGTATGGATAATTATTTTCGCTGTCAAACACGTCACGAATTCGGAATAATTCTTGAATTGGCCTCATTGTAACATTAATATGTAGTTCATTGTACTGAAGCGAAACAAGTGGGAATGCCATTTGAGTTTTATAACTGAACCAACTGCCAATGGGTATATATAAAATTCTACCACGAATAGAAGGTTCTGCACTAGCAGTTTCGCCCGCATAATATGCATTTGGGTAAGAGTTTACGCGAGCTCCAGAGTTAGCAGGGTCATTCAATGCCGGGGTGTTTCCAGTCATGGCATCAAACAAAACCTTTTTAGTTCCTCCAAGTTCTCTCTCTACCAAGAGTTTAATATAATCGCCAGTATATTCTTGCAAGGTTTGATTACCACATGTAATAGTAATGCGAGATATCATTAAAGCCCCCAAATTATCAATCCACCGGAATCCATATGGAACCCAAACCCCACTGTTATTCATTTGAGACATTTCATCTGTATTAGGTGGCATAATTGGACTCCAAATGTTGGGCAATTCAACACTTAAATAACAATCCATTAATAAATCAGCATATCTCGGTATTTTAAAAGTAAAGTTGGACTCTTCTGACAAACGCAATGTTCTTGAACCATCAAAATCAACACGAAATTTCTGCATACCAAAATTCGTGTAACGAGCGTATGTTGCCTTGAAAAAAGTTTTTGATGGGTTTCCATTTAATATGATATTTTGTTGGCCTTCACTAACTAATTGCATTAATCCTCCTGCCATGATTTAGATATATTATACAGATAAATTATATTTTTAACTAATTTGATTGTTTAATTATATTTTAAAATTGGTATAATATAATAGACATGGATGCAACTAGCAAAACAACAAATATGACGAATATGATTAAAAATCTTAAGGAAAATTTTGTGACTTACATGTTATTTAGCATGATAATAATATTTATAATAACAATCTTGTGGTATTACTTGTACATGAGAAATCTAGTAAATCGCGAATGTTCCGCAATGGATAGAGTATTTTCTACTTTAAATGGTTCTATTAAGTCTTTAAATTCAAGCGACCCTAATTGCAAATATACCTTTAAGGATTACTATATTAAAACGGCTTATAATTGCTGCAGTCCAGGAACATACAAAAATGATTATGTTTCAACATGTGCCCTAAAAGATGTATTAAAGCAAGGAGTTCGTGGATTAGATTTTGAAGTTTTTTCAATTGGCGACCAACCGGTTGTTGCAACTTCCACCGTTGATAGCAATTATATTAAGGAAACCTACAACTATGTTCCTTTCTCAGACGTATTAAATATTATTACAAACTATGCTTTTGCTACAAGTACTGCACCAAATTCACAAGATCCAATTATTTTACATATACGATTTAAGAGTTCAAATCAGAAGATGTTCCAAAATTTTGCAAACTTACTAAAAAATTATGAGAGATTTTTTTTGGGTCCAGCTTATAGTTTTGAGCAGAATGGAACAAACTTTGGAAATACGCCTCTCTTGGATTTAACAAAAAAGAAGACTATTATTTTAATTGTTGATAAATCTAACAACTCATTTATGGATTGTAAAGATTTTTACGAGTATGTGAACATGACAAGCAACTCAATTTTTATGCGTGCATTACACTATTATGATGTTAAAAATACTCCAGATTTATCAGAATTACAGGAATATAATAAACAAAATATGAGTATATCCATGCCTGATGTTGGAACAGATCCACCAAATCCAAGTGCAATAGTTTGCAGAGAAACTGGGTGTCAAATGATTGCAATGATGTATCAAAAGAATGACGTAAGTTTACAAGAAAATAATGCATTCTTTGATAACTCGGGTTATGCGTTCTGTTTAAAACCCGAGAAACTAAGATATATTCCCGTTGTTGTTAAAGCACCTCCTCCACAAAACCCCGCTCTTTCTTTCCAAACAAGAAGTGTCAAGAGCGATTACTATGCATTCAATATTTAATCCACTTTAAGAAAGTGGAGCAAACAAAAATAAAAATTATTGTGTTATGAAAAATAAAATAATACAATAATATAATAACATGCCCAAGACAAGAAAAAATAGACAAAACAAAAAACAATCAAAAAAACTCACAATGTGCAAAAGTCGGTATGCTTTGTGTACATCAGCTCCTTGCAAACCTATAAAGAATAAACCCGGAAAAACAAGCTGCAAATGCACAATAGAAAATGGTTATAATTTTGCCACAAGACCTTGTAACACACTTAAGGCACATAAAACAAAGAATGGTACTCGCCGCATTTATTCAACATTCTCAATTAATGAAATGCATGACGGCAAACGAATTACTGAGTGTCCAAAAAAAACAGAATGGTCTGATTGCTTGAATCACATATGTGTTGTTGACCCTAAGAATTCTAAAAAGGCAATATGTGAATGCACTTTAAGAAAATCCAACAAGGATTGGTTTACTATGGGTGCTAACAATAATAAAAAATTTTGCGGTAAAAGCAAATGGTCTGGTGCTCACAAAAAAGATTTTTACGCTACACGAAAATTCTGGAACGGTTATTTCTCAAAGAAGACGCACAAAGATGGAAAAATAATTGGAAATCCTAAGAACTTTATAAATAGATTAAAATAATAAAAAATTAACTCCATTCTCTTTATATTTTATTTAAAATACAATATAAAGTTAATAATATGGATAAATAAATGGATAAAACAGTTAAAATTGTTTTAATGACAAAAAATGAAAAATTTTTAATTAAACAGTGGCTTCAATATCACGGGGAGATTTTTGGTTATGAAAATATTTATGTTATTGATGATAGTGATGATGATGAAGTTTTAAATTATTATGAATCTATTTCAAAAATATTTCCAATAAAATTTTATTTTAATAATCCTGATCTAAATAATATTCATAATAAATTTAATGAAATAATGCATTCTATTAAAGACGAATGTGATTTTATGATTAAAATGGATACTGATGAATTTTTTGGCGTATATGATGAAAAGACAAATGAAATTTCTATTGACAAAGAAGTTATCAGACGTTCATTTAACAATTTAGTAATAAATGGTTATAAATATAAATGCTCATATACAATGAATTCATTACCCCTTGATTCAAGAGACAATCCATTAGAATATGTACATTTTACGCAACCATTTAAAACAACATTTAAAACTTTTTTTTACTCAAAAACATTTTGGTCATGCGATTTGGGATGTCATATTGGATGTCTTATTCCACCATATGAAGATGAAAATATATTTAATGAAACAAATATTGCAATAATACATTACCATAATCAAAGTTTTTATCGGCACATGGATAATTGCAAAAAAGTTCTTATTTCTCATAATTACATAAATGTAAATGATGACAAAGAGACTCAAACTCATAAATTAACCGTGCTTCCAGGTTGTCCAAGTGGCCACAAAGTGATTATGTATTTAAAATATTTAACTGATCCATTGTATCCTGTTAATTATTATAAATCATTTATAGAACAACCAGACAAGTATAAATTTGAAAAGCTAAAAAATTTATTTATTAATGATAAATGTATAATAATAACAACAATAAATAATCCAACGCATCAAATACTATATTATGCAAATTTAATTGGATGGGATTTAATCATAGTTGGGGATAAAAAAACTAATGACGAATTGTATAAAAAAATAAACTGTGTATATTTGGGATTAGAACAACAAAAAGATCAATTTCCAAGCATTTATGATAAAATTCCATTAAATTCATATGCTCGCAAAATGTTTGGATACTTGTATGCTATAAAAAATAAATACAAAGTTGTTTATGACACGGATGATGATAATAAATATATAGAAAATTTAAATAATTTTAATGCAAATTTTAAACAATTAAACGGCGTAAATATGGCTTCAACTGAAAACATAGAAATAAATATTAAAGGTTATAATGAAACAACGATATGTAATTTAAAAAATTGTTTGCCTTTTGATGTTTCGCATTTTAGTTTTAATAGATTGAGTAATATTTTATACTTAAAACATACGACGGACGTTAATGATATTGCAAGAGAAACAAATAATGATTTTATTTCAGGAATATTTAAAGAAGACAAGCTAAGTTCAACCAGAGGTTTTGTAAACTTGTATAAAATTTACACAGATTCAAACATTTGGCCTCGTGGAATTCCGCCTGGACATATTAGCGGAAAAATTGTTCCAGAATTAACAGACAATAAAACGGATATGAATGTTGCAATTATTCAAGGGCTAGTAAATAATGACCCCGACGTAGATGCTTATTACAGAATAAATATTAATAATGAATCTTTCTGTTTTAATAAAAATCAAAATTATAATGTAATATTGGATAAGTATTCAGTTTGTCCATTTAATACTCAAAATACATTTTGGATTGATTCTTCTACATTTTATGCAATGTATTTGCCTGTAAGCGTTACATTTAGATATACTGATATATTGCGTGGATTTATCGCCCTTTATCAATTATGGAAACATAACAAAACAATAAAATTTACATTTCCATCTGCAGAACAAATTAGAAACGCTCATGATTTAAATAAAGATTATGAAAGTGAATTAACGATGTATAAAACCGCGGGATTAGTAATAGAATTATTAAATAATAATAAAAACGCATCTATTCAGGAAATATATAAGATCCTAGAAAAAAACAACATTGTTGATAAAACAGAAATAGATGTTTTAAATGAATGGTTAAACTTGATAAATGAATTTACAAATTTGGAATTTTAGTTATATTATTGTCTTCTTTATTTTATAACTTTCTTATTTTTTCTTTTAATAATATAAGACTATTAAATGAAAAACATATGCGATAAATCAATGAGCTTTCAAGAATGTGAATTGGCAATATTAAGAAGTGCGATAGATAAAGCAGAAGAACGTTCTGGAAGAGCTGTAGCAAATTCAGCCGAAGTTAAAAAAATAATTAATATAGTAGAAAACTTTATCCGTAGAAAAAAGGTCATTTGTTACGGTGGAACCGCTATTAACAACATTTTACCAAAACAAGACCAATTTTATAATACAGAAGTAGAAATACCAGATTACGATTTTTTCTCTCCGAATGCGTTAAATGATAGCAAAGAATTAACAGATGATTATGTGAAAGCTGGATTTTTAGAGGTAGAAGCCAAGTCTGGGCAACACAAGGGTACATACAAGGTATTTGTGAATTTTATACCTGTTGCTGATATAACTTTTTTACACAAGGAGATCTACAAATCAGTGAGACAAGAAGCAATAAAAGTGGATGGAATTTTATACGCACCCCCAAACTATTTAAGAATGTCCATGTATTTAGAACTTTCAAGACCTGCTGGAGATGTTTCAAGATGGGAAAAGGTTTTAAAGCGTTTAACTCTTCTTAATAAAAATTATCCATTGAAGTCCAAACACTGTGATGATATAGAACCATTTCAGAGAGAAATGATTAATAAAGAAGATGAGGACAAGATATTTGAAATAACTAGAAATTCATTTATAAATCAAGGAGTTGTTTTTTTTGGAGGTTATGCAATTTCTCTCTATTTGCACTATATGCCAAGAAAATTACACAAATCTCTGGAAAAGATTCCTGACTTTGATGTTTTATCAGAAGATCCAAAGAAGACAGCAGAGATTTTAAGAGAACGACTGAGAGATGCTGGATATAAAACGGTTAAAATTATAAAACGCAAAGAAATTGGAGAGATTGTTGCACCGCATTATCAAATAATGGTTGGGGCTGATACAATTGCGTTTATCTATAAACCGATAGCTTGTCATAGTTATAATATTATTACGGTTGATAAACAACCAGTAAAGATAGCAACAATTGACACAATGTTGAGTTTTTATTTGGCATTTTTATATTCGGACCGCAATTACTATGACTCAGAGAGAATAGTCTGCATGGCACAATTCTTATTTGAAGTGCAACAAAGAAATCGTTTGCAACAGAAAGGTCTTTTGAGAAGATTCAGTATAAGTTGTTATGGACATCAGGAAACAGTTGAAGAAATGCGAGCGGAAAAAGCAGAAAAGTTCAAAGAGTTGAAGGATCATAAGAAAAAACAAAGCACAGAATATGAAGAATGGTTTCTAAGATATAGACCGGCAGATGATCTTTCTCTCAAAGAAAAGAAGAAGCAAGAGAGAAAGTTGAAGAAATCTAGGACTGTAAATAAAAAAACAAAGAAAAGTGAAACAAAGAAGCGTAGTCGCGGAGGGTTGTTTTTTTAAAAGCAATAATAATCAATAAAGACCGTATATAATTCCGTTATTATTTTTGATATTATTTTAAAAATAATATGCTCATAAAGTTCGGTTGGTATGTATTGTTTTAAATAATAGGCGATATAGATTGTATAATATATAGATCGTTCAATAACCCACTTTAAAATACGATTATTAAAAGTTTGATATAAAGACCAATTATTAACATAACTACACATTTGTGTAGTATTTTGTTTAATATAAAACAAATGTATATCCAAGAGTCCAGCCAATATCCTATGAAAATTAGTTTTTTCATTTTTAACTGATAATAAATAGTTAATTTTATCAGAACCAAACAAGTCTAAATACAAGTTTTTTTTATTAGGTTCAATAGGTAAAATATAAGGATTAACTCCGTCAAAAAATTTATTATTGCGAACCATGTTACCATTTACAACAAATGGAACAAAACAAGACCTATAAATTGTTTCAAGTACTTCATCTATGGTTTTGTACTTGCTTTTAACAATTTTTTTACCTTTTGCAATATTATAGTAAGTAATAAAAACATAACCATTTAAATTGGACAAAAGTTTTGCAGGGTTATCAATGCGTGCACGAATTTTACCAAGACATTTTTCAAACGCGGATAGTTGGCGTGTTTCTTTAAATTGTTTTAAAATTATATTATATAGTTCGGGAAAGATGTCTAGTGCATCCAACTTATATAACAGAGCACAAACTGAACTTATGCTGCAACAGGAAATTTTATGAATTTTTATATATTTTTTCAGCTCCATCTCTTTCAAAAAATGCAAAGCCCCTATCAAATAACTTCCATTAAAAATGCCTCCGTCTAAAACCAAATTTATATCTTCTGTTTTTTTTATAGGTGGCAAATTATTTATTAAATTTTTGATGTATGTCTTTACAATATGCATATTGATTATTCTTATTAAAAATAAATAACATATATGTCTAGTTAAAACGAATTTCACATAAATTATATTAAAGTAAAAAAAAATGCTTAAAATGATACTTTCAAGTATTTGTATTATATTATATGACAGCTAATGATTTATGTGCGTTTTATTGCTTATCTTATAAGAATGAAGAGAGAAAAACAGCTCTTGCAAATAGATTCTCTCAATTAAATATAAATATTGAATTTTATGATGGTGTCAGTTTTGATGATCCACGATTAAGTATTCCATTGGAAAATAACGACGGTTTGAAAAAATCATGGTCTTATACTTATGGTCACTTTGATATGATAAATAAATTTGTCACCGAAACAGAAAAAGAATATGGAGTTTTTTGCGAAGATGACATTTATTTGGATAAGAACTTTGCAAATGATATCCCTACAATCGTTGAAGACTTTAAAAAAATGGGTTTAGACTTATTGCTCCTTGGTTATTTAACACCATACAAAATTGAGGGATTCTATCATGGATTTAGTATTAAACACGATTTTTCTAACAGAACTCACAAATATCACGATTATCCAGAAGAATTGTGGGGAGCACAAATGTATATGCTTTCTCGCTCGCATGCAAAAACATTATTAGAAAAGTATTATAATGGTTATGCCGAAAAAACTTTAAATCCTGAATTTAGTGTAAATATGCGTCCATTTTGCTCTGATTGGACTATAACAAAAGAAGGTAATAGAGCTCTGATTTATCCAATGTACGCAGTGGAAGATGGAAAAACAAACTATGAGCACGGTGGGCAACACAATTTTCATAAGGATTGCTTTCACAACAATTATAATCCTGAACAATTTATTTAGAATTAGAATTTCTCATTCTGCATTAATCTCTCAATAAAGTCCCGCGTACTATCTTTATTCATCATATAACAATTAATAATTTCCGCAGGAGAATAGAATTTATCTTTTATCTTTTTGAGTTTTCTCTCATCAATACCCACATTATAATATCGTTTATGCATTTCCCGAATGATATTATGAGAAACATTGTCTAATTTAAGAGTTATATCTATACGACCAGGTCTAATTAATGCTGGATCTAACATATCATAATGATTGCTGCTAATTCCCAATATTCTACCAGGAGTTTCTTTAAGTCCATCCCACAAATTTAATATATCGTCCAATGTAATCGGGTCATCTTCCGTGGATTTTGTTGCAGCAGTTAAAAGCTTATTTTGCTCTTCGTTTGCTTCAACAAATGTTTGAATCACGTCCGCCACATTAACCGATGCAGTTGGAGATAATGAGTTCAAATTCAACTTTTTCCCAATATTAGTTCCTACTTTGTCTTTTTTGTTTTCTCTCTTCCACACAATTTCACCAAGACAATCTATGTCTTCAATAATGATAATCTTTTTATCAAACCCAACACTATGGTTCTTATTATTTGAATTGTATCTATCCTCAAAAAAGAAATCATCCAATTGACGCCTTGTCTTTATTAACTTCAACGAGAGAACAATTAAATGACGTCCAGTCATGTTTGCCAAACACTTGAAAAATGATGTTTTGCCAGTTCCTGGAGGACCATGCAAACCAATTCCGAGAGAATAAGGTATTCCCATTTGATAATACCAGTTTTTGTTGTCAAGAAAAAATTGGATTTTATCTACTATCTGCTTTTGATTTTCAAAAAACATGTTTGAAAATGTTCGCGTACTATCAAACGGATATTCTGCCCAACACTCATATTTATAATCTTCATATTTTGTTTTTATTAAAGTGTAAACAAACTTTTGACTATTTCGGCTTTTTTCAATAGCTTTTGTATAAGAATTTGTTAAGTTGGTAACATAATTTTTAATACCACATGTATTCGTTTCGTATGAATAAAGTGTCAATGTAATTTTATCTGTTTTAGTTGTTTGCTTATCTTTTTCACCTCCACCTGAATCTTCAGTATAAAAATCGGCAATAGCATATATTTGTAGTTCCTTATTATACAAAAAAGGTTTCTTTTGGGAGACTATATACATATCAGATTCATCATCGTCATCATCTTTATCGCGAAATTTATCCATTGCTATATAAAGCTCTTTTAATTCACGAATGGATTCATTTTTATCCATATTTTTAACAATATCAGACCACAATGCTTTGCAAGAATTGGTAAAGCACGATGATACTACTGGATAAAGATTGTAAGCACCAACGCTGGAACATCGTTTACCTTCGTATATTATTGAATATTTTTTGTAAAATAAACTTTTAACGGTGTCGTGAATATCTATATTCCATGGCCTATTAAATGCATTATTTTCGTACAATACTTTTACAAAATAGCTTATCATTACAAACCCAATTGTTGAAAAAATTGCATCAATAAGTTGATTTCCTGTTTTCATTCGTTGAAATAGAGAAATTTTAATAGAATCATTAAATGTAGTTTGTAACATGTCCATTAAATCAAACCCAGGAGGCATTTATGCAATATATTAAATCGTGTGTTAGGTTTAATATATTTTAATAGTTAGTTATTTCAACATGTGTAAAATACTCGTTTTAATTTATATTCTCGCATGCACTTGTTAAGGAAACATGCACATTTCGCACATGGCTTTGAGTTTACATAATTTCCATCATTATCTCCCCTGCCAAATTTCATAATATACATATCTGCATCTCTCATCTTATTGTAGTTTCCCAATGCTCTCACAACATTTTCTTCTGCGTGTAGGTTTCTATCTGTGTGAAGATATGTGTTATAATAGCTTTTACTAGTTTCTTGCCTATAACCAATGCGATTTACCGCAGCGGCTATAATTTTGCCTCTTAAAACAATTACTGCAACATGTGCTATTATATTTGCCATCCGAAATCGTTCAAACCGTTTATCATATTTAATCTCATCTAATACTCTGGTTATATCTGAATTGGGCATTTAAGGTGCAGCTATTTTAATACTGCAATTTATTTTTATATTTGTTTCAAACAACTTTCTTTAAAAGTCGTCTTTAAGAGCGGCTATAACTCCATTTTGTAAGGATATTACTTCTGTTAATGAATCAATAACTTCATTTTTTTTTGTAATTACTTGGTCTTTTTCGCGAATCATAGAAATAAGTAATTCAACATAGTTTGTTAATGTTAACAATAATCTAGTCATTATATCTTCTTGAACCAAAGTCATAATTATACCCGTATTATATTATAATTATGATGTTTTTATATTATATTGATAAAAAAATTGATGAAAAGGTTATTCTATATTATTGCGTTAAATTACAATGAGAAGAATGATAAATGCGTTCTGTTCATATTTATCCAAGAGAAAATTGCGACGACGAATAATCAATAAAAAAGTAAATCTTAGTTTACTTCTTGATTCAGACTTGTCTTATATGAATTTGTCTGACATTGATATGAGAGGAGCAAAAATGTGTGCGTCAAACCTAACAAAAACTAAATTTAAAAACACCACCTTGCAAGGTGCGGTTATTAATTCGGCAAACTTAACCGGAGCAAACTTGTCCGATGCAAAATTAAACTTTGTCAACTTTTCAGGCTCGGATTTAAGAGGTGCAAATCTTAGAGGTGCAAATTTATATAAGACAAATTTTGATGGTGCAAATTTGTCTTATGCTGACTTAACCGGTGCAAAAATTGATATAACAACGAATTTTACAAATGCAATAATGATAAATGTAATTATAGACATTAATAGATTAAATATTGCAATTACGACTGGTGCTGATATACAACACATGAATGGGTATGACCAATTGCTGCATAGTTTAAGTTTAAAGTCATATGGTAAAAAAAAGATTATACCAGTTAATTTTACACAAGTTACTTGTTAAAATCGGCTGAAATGCGTCATAACTTTTGACAATAAGTAATACAACATGCCAAAAAGAGCACTGGTAAAAACAAACCCATACAAGTTTATATTGCCATCTTTGGAAAACAATGCAGGAAAAAATTTATATAAATAACGTTTAAAAATTGGAAGTTGAAACAAGAAATATAATACAGCAATTAATAAGGGTATTTGAATTTCATCATATAGCTGGTCCAGACTATCACCATATTTTTCATTTTTATTGTAATTATTAATTATATCTTCATTATCCTCTTCTTCCGTAATGTAGTCTTTAGTAGATGCAGGAGGAATGTAAGTTGCTTGAACTTGTGGATCCTGCATAATATTTTCTGTATTGCGAGGAATATCTCTAGACGGCAATTGGGTTGCTCCGGTAGAGCTGGCTTGTTGCAAACCATTAACAATTTGTTGAATAGTTGTTTGGTCTAAAGAAACGCCTCCCGGAGAAGATTGTCCAGGACCAGGTCCAATTTTTTCATTTACTGACAGCGTGACATTTCCACCTATACTTCCCCCACCTACTGGGTCAGTTGGCAAATCCATTATACTTGTTGAATCAGAAGACATATAATTATTATAAAGAATGATGATTTATAATAATTACGCAAATTTAAACATGAACTTCCTTTTTTTTAGCATCGCATTTTGTTGTAACTGGTGTAAATTTATAACACTTTCCTTGATGTTTATAAATCTTATCTTCTATTTCATCTAATGGTGGAGCTTTCACAATTAAACAATTTTTGCCCTTGCAAACGGTTCTAAATAATGTCGCTAATCCAAATCCCAATATAATAGACATAAGATATTTACCACTTTCTGTATGAACAAATTTACTCAAGTGCATTTATATATTGTATAGTTAATATAAAATATATAAACAAAGTTATTATGTGTTAGTTATCTTCAGGTTTTCCACTTTGAATTGGTATGGTTTTAATTTTTGAAGAGTCTGCAGGACATTTTACTTCATTTGCCTCATATACAAAGCAATTGTCAGCATTATCTTTGTATTGAATTTTACCAGTATTTTCAGGAGTAGGATAAACATAAATAGTTTTAAGTTCAGGCCCCCACACATAGACAAAGAAAAGACCAATTGCTAAACTAATAATGAAGACGGGAATGTTGATAAATTTTGTAAGCATATTATCTTATATTTATTGTATATATTTTTTTAAAAGCTAAAATAATTTGTTGCTCAACCTTGTCCAGCCGTTACTTTATATGTTTCACCAGTTTTTTCATTTTTTGCAATCAATTCACCTTTAACTAGCTCTATTTTAAGACCTATTCTATGTGCTTCTGTTGCTGCAATTGTTCCATCTGGGAGTAAATTGGGATGAATTGTAATTTTTGGACGAGGAGGTTCATCATCAGATTCATTGTCAGAATCTAAATCAGAGTTTTCAGAGTTTTCATCTTCTTCTTCTGATTCTTCTTGAAGTTTTAATTGAGGCTTTAACTTAAATTTTTCAGGCCTTGTATCATCTTCTTCATCTTCTTTCACAATCTTAGCTTTAATGTCTGGGATAGCCTCAGAAAAAGCAACATTCTTTGCAGGCTTTTTCTTTTCAGCTTCTACACCAATTTTAAAAGAAATCACTTTTTGTCCATTTTCCATCAAGTCCCATTCCAAGTTTTCATTTGTAATAGGCAATTGAATTAAATGAAATGTATTGTCATCTTCATTATATTCAACTCCATTATATACATATTTTTTATTCATGATTTCATTAGCTCTCGGTTCAATAGCATTTTTATATAACTCAACCGCATCAACAATTAATTGAGTATTTTGGGTTGAATTGTATTGTTTAATCATTAAATTAAAGTTATCCAAGTTATTGTAAAACTCCAATTGCAATTTTTCTAATTCAGCTTTTTTTACTGGATTATCAACAACATCTAAATAAGTTTGTAATGTAAATTCATAAATTTTTGTAAATTCAGTAACTTGTTCTTTTAATACATCAAATTTTAATACGGCTTCTTGAGCAGTAATATAGCCAAAGAGTAAGTCATTTTTATCAATAATAACACCTCGTTTATATTCATTTAGAGTATTTTCATCATTGTGAAGGTTTTCCTGTATATTTTGAACAAGTCCCAGATTGATGTCTATGTTAAATGGACAAGGCTGTTTTCTATCACCACACAAAGCAATTAAATGTCTTCCATCCTTTTGATTTTTAGTAGAAAAAATAGATCCGACTGGTCTCCTGCAATTAATGCATTTTGGCTTAATTTTCATGTATTC